TTGAGTGTCAGAGAATATGCCATTATCTGACCAACATACTATGTAACGTGTCATGAGAAGAATGATTCAAGTGTATTCTTGCGTTCGGTCTCCCAACCGATGCAATCGAGAATAACCTTTATAGGTTCTAGAAAAGCTTTGTTGAATTGTAAATCATAATCAACATACTTATGTAGGTCTAATTCTTTAGGAAAATCTTGAATAAAAGATATAACATTTTCATGCATCCAGTTAGGCGTCTTTAGATAACAGAATTTAATTTTCTCTCCATTCTGTATCGCAGAATATTTGTGTTCTAATTTATTTTTATTTGTGTAGTGATTGTATAGTATGGCACCTCTAACATGTATAGGGCATCCTTTCTGATACATGTCAGATGGTGATTTCCATTTCTCCACATTAGATACTGTTCGAGGAAAAGCAACTTCTTCTGGTGGTAATGATGTAAATTCCTTTCTACATTTCTCAATGTAATCTATAACTTCTTCTTCTGTGCCATTCATCAATATCTTAAATGCGTCTTTCAACATTGTTCTGCATGGTGCAGGGGTTGAGGTCTTGATGGCCTCGATACCCATGATCTTTAGTTTGGCATCTTCATATCTTACACCTTCACTATCCCACACATTTAAAATATATCTTTTTTTCGCAGTCCATATACCAGTTGAAGCGATATTCTCTCGCTTCATTATCATTTTTTGGTCGTAGGCGTTAACGTAGTCTGCCAATTCTTGGTAAGAACTTTCAATATAAGGCTCAAGTTCCATTTCACAGACCTTATTAAGGAACCCGACAATGCCTTCAGTAGTTTTTTCTCTCCCCTTGTATACAGCTTCAACCAGATCACCCATATGCAAATAGATAGAATCAGTATCACTAGCAATAACATAATCTTTATCCTCCGTTTTTAGAATGTTGTTCATCTTTTGATTCATTTTGTTCTCTATCCACCTGATAGATACCTGTCCTGATAGAGTGATTGCTTCTGCGTTCGCTAGTTTAAAGTAGCGGAAGTATTGATTACCAATCGCACCATAGGCAGAGTTAAGAGCAATCTTCTTAGACATCTGGACATTGTTGCATCTCGCAATCTCCTTTTCAAGTTCTTTAGTAGGTGTCTTTTCATATGATTTTTTTGCTTTGATCATTCTCTTTTTGAAGATAACACGTTCGTTGTACATCTTCTCCATGAGTTCTGGTAAAAATCCTTTCACATCTTTACGATACATTGCACCATTGGCACAGACAGCAAAGTCTTTATACAATTCAAATGTATCTTCCTGACTCAACATTCTATCGACATTAGTACTTGGGTGTTTCTTCTCTTGTAGTGTCTCTGGAGAAATATTGTATTGCATAATTAAATGCGGATACAGTGAGTTTAAATCAAATGATACTACCCACTCATATCTGCCAGGCTTAGGTTCTTTCACATATGCACCAGCATACTTGGCATCTTTAGAATTACGATCCTTTTGTGGGATCACAATATTTTTCTTCTTGAGATAATTGTATATGATGGCATCCCATGTACGAACTTGAAACGCAACATCAGTAAAGTTTATCTTTGCATCGTAAGCACGAGTGCAACATAGATCAATCAACTTTAGTTTGTCCTCAAGACGATCTACCAGTTCAACGTCAACGATGTTGTAGTTTACAAATTTTTGCCAGTTTTTAGTATAAAAATCACGGAATGTATCATACTCACTGTGATCTAGTTTTTTTTGACCCAGTTCCATCATAGCAATATGATCCAATTTAAAACTCTCTTGGTTAGGAGTTGCTGGAGATTTCTTGTATAGATCGAGATAATCAATTACAGAGATGCCCGCAATGTCATATAGAATATTTGGTCTACCATGTATTGTGATTTCATTGCGTCTACAGATACCCCAAGGTGATATTCTTTTGGCATATTTCTCACCCATTAGTCTTTCTATCCGACCCATAAGATAAGGAATATCATACATCTCACAATTCCACCCTGTAATGACCTCAGGCGTGTTCTTTGTCCACCAATCTACGAATCTAGTGATCAATCCTTCTTCACTGTGGCAGTCGATATAGATATGATCCTTTCGTTGTGGATTTTTTGTATATGGTCTTGATCCAAATGTAATAATTCTCTTTGTTGCATAGTCCTGTATTGTGATCAGGAGCAACTCTTCTGCAACATTAAAAACATCGGGGAAGCCATTCTCTGCAGCAACCTCAATGTCAATAGTAATTAATTTAATTTTGTTTAGATCAAAATTTATTTCATTCTCAGGGTATTCCTCTGAGATATATTGATGAACATATCTCTCATTACCATATACATTGAAGTTTTGAACCTGTGAATACTTATCAATAAACTCTCTACATTCTTTTATTGTGCCAGGTTTTACTGGATCAACTAATTGACCAGCAAGTGTTTTCCACTTACTTCTCTTTCTCTTAGAAGGCACAAAAAAAGTAGGGCGAAACTCAACCCTATCTTCAAAATGTCTTCCATTATCATACCCTCTGACCAGCATACTATTACCGATCTGAAAGACATTTGTATAAAACTTCATTCCGTAGCCAGTTTCAAATATGAATCCACTAATGATTTGTGTGGTTCAACCAATGTAAGTATTTTATCAGAACATATCATAATTTCAACGTCATCTGTGACATTACTTAGATATGGTGACATTTCTTTACCTTCTATCTTATATGGCGATAACATCTTACAGTTGGGATCACCAATATCAAGAGCAGCAACCTCCTCTATCCCAGATATAATAAGATCACCATTTACTAAAACTAATATCTTAATTTCCTGTTCCATTCATTCTTGCCTCATAAGATTCCTTAACCATTGCCTTTGGTTCTACTATTGCTACAACCCAACTGGGATCAATTGATATTTTTTTCTCATCAGACAAAGGCATAAAAGGATAATATTGCACACTATACTTTGTTTCTGTATCCTCTGCACCCTCAGTTAAAAGCACAGGATCTTCAATCAATTTACAACAGTAAGGATTTTCAAGAACTACAAAGATGGGTTTATCATTTTCATCTACAAGTTCTTTTACATCAGCAATTACCTCTTCGTTAGATTTAAGTAGAACTAATTTTATTGACATTGCATCAGTATATAGTTAGAAGCGGATGGATGGTATTGCACCACCGTTTACAAGTTGGAAACCTGTCGTAATACTTTTATACGACATCCGCATGAAAGACCATCTGCCCCACTTTTCAGTTGCATCTTAGGTCTAGAAAAAAGGAGGGAGGTTGGATTCCTGTGTACCAACAAAGAACGGGCATTACTACAGAAGTAAATACGTCCTTGCCTGAGACCCGATTGGTAGGTCGGTTCTATCCTGCGATAGCAGCACCACCTGTGTCTCATCACCTTAACTAGCGGTTGCCAGTAAGTTTATTCAGTCACACCCATGTTGCGTCCAACAAATATATTATAGCATAAAAAAAGAGGGTGTCAAGCACCCTCCTAAAAAAATATGTAACTGAGATTACATTAGGTTTGCAACTCTTACTCTTCTGTAGTAAGCGTTAGCGTTCAAGTTACCAGCTGCTTGTGGATCTGAATCAGATAAAGCAGTTAGTCCCTTAGCAAATGGGTTAAGAACCATTCCATAACGAGTCTTAAACCCGATACGTGGTTGGAATGTATCCTGACCGATTGCTCTGTACATTTGTAGAGGAACATATGGGCAGTAGAATAATCCTGCATCATATGCATTAGTACCTTTGTAACCTACAACATAGTACTGATTGTCAGAAACGTTTGCTGAATATGGGTCGATGTAGACTTTGAAACGTCCGTTGAGTGTTCCAACGAATGTGTTTCCTGTGTCATCGATTTCTCCGATACCACCAACTGCACCAGAAATTCCTGAGTCGTAGTCAAGAACACCACTCATAGCAAGAGCAGAAGCTACATCAGCAGATGTGATGATGATGTTACCCTTCCCTCTACGAGTTTCCTGTGCGATTGCGTTGGCGTCTCTCTCAATCTGGAATAATAGTCCTTTGAATTTTTCAACTGACCATCTACCATTTGAGTCAACGTCAAGGTCGAATACACCCGCGTTAGCAACGTTAGCCTGTGCACCAGGTTTTGCACCTCTGTATACAGTTCTAACAACTTCTCTGTTGATTTCAGCAAGGATCTCTGTTGAGAGAATGTTTGCCAACTCAGACTCTGCATCTAATCCGTGGATAGCTTTCAAGTCTTGAGCAAGTTCAACTGAGTAGTCTGCTCTTAGTGCTCTACCTTTAGCTTCAACAGCGATCTTGTCGATGCTGAATGCCATTTCCATGAATGCAGTTCCTGCTGCATCTCCTAGTGCTTCTTGCTCAGATGTTGTGAACTTAGAAGATGCTAGGTCATAGTTTGTAGCAGTTGTACCGCCACCAGTTGCATCGTTGATAAGTGCAGGGTTCTTCTCTGTAGTTGCTGTTGGAGGTGTTGCTCCGTCAGTTCCTGAGAATTGTGCATCTGGCTCATCGAAGAATGCTTCGTTACCTGTCTGGTTAGTGTAACGTGATCTCATTGCAAAGATCAATCCAGTAGGTCCTGTCATAGGTTGAACACCTGCGATGTCATAAGCAATAAGCTTAGGCATTGCACGACGAATCAAACTAATAAGGATTGGATCAAAACCTGCAACAGCACCACTACCAGTAGTAGGTGTGTTGATAGGACCAACGTTTGTTGGTGCCTCTGTAAGAACTGCACGCTCTTCAGCTAGTGCACGCTCTTGGTTTTCCAAAAGGATTGCGGTTACCGACTTTCTATAAGGATCTTTAATGTCATTAAGACCTTCATGGTTAAGTACTGGTGCCCACTTCTCTTGGAGATTTTCTGCATTATACATGCGGATTTACACTCCTGTGTGTTTGTTTGGGTTTACAGTTAGAGTTACAGTCTCTTAGCGAGTTGCTGAACATAAGAAGTCATGCTCTCGCTTACGACTTCACTTTTCTGAGTTGGTTGCTCATCAGATATCTCTTCCTTTACTTCTGGTTTCTTAGCACCGAAGTAGGACTCCTTGATTTGCTCCAACTTCTCACGATACGACTCTTCGTTCTTGAATTCCACTGCGTCAGCTAGTGAGGTGAATTTATCCTTTTGAACTTCTGCAAGTCCTCTAGATGTTTCAATCAAAATCTCATTTTTACGATAAGCACCTACTGCTTCATGTAATGCAATGTTCTTCTCGACTTGATCATTAAGTCGGGTCTCCATGTCATCTAATTTCTCGCTCATATCTGCTACAACGTCTAGAGCTTCGTCTGGTACGTTGATGTTGCTTTCAATGAACAATTTCTTTAATCCACCCATAAATGCTTCGGTGACTTCAGCACGAAGACCTTGCTCAATAGCAAGTTCGTTCTCAGTCATCCACTCTTCACAAGCATATGAGAGGAAATTCTCTACGCGACCCGCGAATTCTTCCTTGATCTTCTCAAGTTCTTCGCTGATCCTGCCTTCTGCAGTTTCCTTAAGTTTGGCAACTTCCTTAGTTACCTTAGCAGATACTGCAGCTTCAAACACAGTAGTTGCTTTCTTTTGGAATTCTTCGTCTAGGTCAGCACCACTTAGGATTGCTGTGATGTCTTCCTTGACTTCATCTTCGGAGATTGTCTCTCCTTCTTTTGCTACATCATCAAAAATTTGACCACTTAGTGCACCAGGCATACTGGATGAAGCACCACTTGGTTTTGTTTTGATTGTAGAATCTCCTGTTGTACTCACTGGAGCAGCAGCTTTTTTACCTACGTTCTCAGGACCTTCTGGTTTTTCTTTAGTAGAACCACCAACCTCAACAGCACTGTTTGACAGTGGTGAAGGTTGTGGAGGAACTGCACCTTTCTTAATAGCGGTATCGCCAGTTGCAGCATCTTCTTTTACTTCTTCAGGAGCCGCGTTTTCTGCGATCACCTTTTTGAATTTTTCATCAATACTTGACATTTACGTACTCCTTACGGATAAAATTAGATTGCGTTAAGATTTAATAATATTATTTATAAATCATAAACTTCTTAGCAGAGAATTGAACGCGGCAATCTTACGCTCTGCTAATTCTTGAGATGAAGGTGCGGTGTCAAGAGATTGCTTGACTGCCTCCAATTGTGCCTCTTTAATCTTGCCATCAACTAAACACCATTCTCTACCCTCGTATATACCTTCAACAAAAGCATCGGGTGCGGAAGGATCAGCAACAATATCTGCTGCTGTAGAAAGGATAAAATCGTCGGCAACGATTTGTGCGGTTCCTTCTCTCTTGATAGAACCTAATCCACGTGATGACACACCTAGTTGCACACCCTCTTCAAGTAAGTTTTTAGCAATCTTACCCATAGGGGTTTCTAATAGTTTTGCCTTACCCATAAAGTTTGTTCCTTCTGGGGTCAACTGAACTATCTTATGTGACACACGATCTAGATTAATAGTAGGACCGTCGGGATGACCTAATTCACCTAACGCTCTTCCGCGTTTGACGAACTCTTCATTGTACTTGTTAACCTCTTTCGCCATGGAGTCGAACTTATACATTCTTCCATTACGATTGGTGATCTCGGTCTGCAAAAAGATACCCTTAATGTAGGTGTTCTTCTTACCGTCCTTTGTTTCTTCGGTTAGAATCTCAACTGGTTCAATTTGTTCCGTGATCAGTTTCATCGGTTTCCTCTTCTGTTTCTACATCGTTACGATTGATAACGTCTGCTGTTTCCTCTGGTGATGCTTCTCCCTCTGGAGGAAGACCATCATCAGGTACATGTGGAAACATACGATTTGCAACGTCTAGTTTGCTCGCATCAACAGATGCTGCAGCTTTTACTTGCAGCATATCTTTGAGTTTGTCTAAGGCATCTGCCCTATCGTTGTCCCAAAGTAAGTCAACGATTTCTCGTTCTTGTGTAGCCATAATTTAATGTTACCTAACTTTTATTTATTACCGTTCCCGTTTTGAGACGCGGAAGGTTTCCGAGGATCCTGTCTACCATTCATTTTTGGTGGAGCTTCCCCGTTCCTTGCTGCGGTTTTTTGCTGCTGTATTTGAACATCTTTCATCTCTTGATCTTTTGGTATATTTTCTATATCCGCATCTATAGTATCTTGATCTAATTGAACTTGACTTGCAGGATCTATTGCTCTTCCATTTTCAATATCATCTGCCATCTGAACATCCATCTCTTCAATTTGAATCTCTGTCTGACCTAAGATCTCAGAACGAATATACTGAGTAGAGAAATACTTTCCAACGTAAGGATCCATAGCAGCGATGACATTGAGTTTCTCAGTCATCATTTCAAGATTCTTAAGCTCTGTAAAGTGATTGTCATAAAGATAGTCATATTGTATGTGCTCCTTCATGTCATCCCAGTCCTCTGGAACAATAACACTTTTAAGTATTAATTGTGTCTTGAGAGTATCATGGAATATATCACTGAACTTCTTGCGGAGTTTTCCTACAAATTTAGTGAACTTAAGTTCGTCTCTAGTAATCTCTGCGGATCTACCAAGGTCAAATGAAGTGCCACTTTCCAATCTTCCTGCAGGAACATTTAACGCTTTGTAAAGTTTTGTTTGGAAATATTGCACGTCCGTAAGCTCGCCAAGATTTTGTCCACCTGGCAATGTAGTAATCTCAGTTCCTCTACCGCCTTCACGCCTTGGTAACCAAAAGTCTTCGAGCATTGACATGTATTTTCTATCATCTCTTACCTCTCCTGTTTGTGCATCGTAAACTAATTTGTTTCTATAGCGACCCATTACCTCACGGAGGTATGTTTCCGCTTTTTGTTTTGGTAGATTACCTACATCAATGTAGAATATTCTACGTTCTGGTGCTCTTGATATTCTGTAGATAACAAGAGAGTCCTCAATCATACGCAGTTGATTAAGAACTTTAATACCTTTATGCAAGTATGACAATACGATATTTCTATTCGTATCCATGATACCTGATGTGCAATATGTTATAGCATCTTTTGCAATTCTGATTCCGCTATTTGCAGATGTGTTGTTTAGACCTTTTGGATTGTATAGGAAATACTCTTCGCCTTTACCGAAGTCATACTTCATAAACTCATCTGCAGTTTTTGGTTTTGTTATCTGCCTTACCTTTTTGATCTTATGTGGATCTACATAACGCAATTCTTTAATACCATCAGCAGGATTATCTAAATCAATAACCTTATGATAATACAAACGCCCATCAATGTACCATCTGCGGAACATTTCATGAGCTTTACTATCGAATCCGAATAAGTTTTTGATATAATCGAACTCGTCTCTAATTATATTTTTTACTGCATCACTAACTTCTAAGTTATCTAAGTTAATTTGCACAGGACTATCGTTCTGATCTGCAACGATTGCCTCATGTATAATATCTTCAATGGCACTGTCCACTTCTGGATGCATCGCCATTGTACGATACTTCTTCACCATGTCATACTCAGTCTTGAAGTTACCGTCTAGGTCAAGATACTGACCGTAGTAACCTCCTGCAATATAACTCGTAGCTCCATCGTCAGAAGATGGTTGGATAGGAGACGGAGCACGACTCTTCTCTTGATTCTTCTTAAACGAGAAACCGAATAACTCTGCCATAATAATTGTGGTTTCTTATCCTTACTATTTAGTCGGGTTTCTAAACGAGAGAATCGTTACCAGAATTACCCGCGTCCATTGCTTTGGATGTGTGGAATTGATATGCAAATTCTACGTCAAATTCTTCGTATGAATCATTGTTGTCATATGCAACTGAAACCTGTGAAACAGATACAGGGAACGCAGAGAATAATTCGTATTGACGAATTACCTTTAGGTTTTGTCCGTCACCATCAAACTTGTTAAGTTGATCAACTTTGATATTCTTTAGAATACCATCTGCATCACTACTTATTCCTGCAGTTGCAAGGTTTGCACCTACACTGTTTGTTAGTTCTATCCATTTTTCGTATGCTGCACGTAACTCAAATGCATCATCCATATAGAATGTTCCAGTCCATGTCTCATAAGTTCTGTCGCCAGGCACTTTAAGTACACGACCTCTGAATGGTAATTCAACAGTTCCTACATTAGTTGCGGGTAACGCTGCTGCCTTACACATATATGTTATTGCTTCCTCTGGTTTTCCAGTTCCATCAATTGTTGGATCTGTTACTCCAGTTGGAAATCCATGTTCTACCGTGAACAGGTTAGGGCGAACACCGCCCTTAATTGCTGATTGGAAAGTTAATAATCCTAGCCCTTTAGCTGCCATTGTTAGTGTGCTCCGTTTGTTATCTGCGTGGGACGACTTCTTCAAATGATACACCTGTTCGTGTAGCAATGAATGTCAGTGTGATAAAGTTGATTGAACGTGCAGGTTTGATATAGAAATCTGCCTTAAATTCGTTCGCGTCGATGATTGCTCCAGTGTTATTGGAGGTGTCACACACAACTAAGAAATCTGTAATTCCTCTTTCAGCTTGAATGCCTCTAA